GTGACCGGCCGTCTGGATGCAGTTGCGCTCGCGACGTGCGGCCGAAGGCCCGATCTCGGTCCGCGTCGAAGCGTCGCTCGGGTTCCACCTTGCCACAACTCGGACGGCGTCCCCGCGACCGAGGCCTGCGGTTCAGGCTGCGCGGGGAATGTGGTAAAGACGGACTTCCGCGTGGACACCGCGCGCCCACGTCCGCGGAACAAGAGAACACGGAACATGAGTACGAGTGACCTGAACCGCATCAATAAGCGGAAGACCAGTTCGATCTCACGCTCGCGAGCTTACGCGGCCGGACTGGGGGCATGCCTGCTTCTGTCGGCCTTCGCGCTATCTAACTTCGTGCCGACCACGCCATTTAGCCGTGTCGTGTTGCTATTTGTACTTGCGCTGGCGATTACGGTGTTCCTTGTTGGATTTCTCAAATCGACCGGCGTCATTAAGCGAAGAGGCGTCGAGATCGGCGGAGCCGCCGCCATATTCATAGCTTCCGCAATCGTGATGACGAGGTTGGCAGACAAACACATCTCGGCTGAAGAAAGAACGTCTCAGCGTGCAACCGACTTCGAGCGCGAAGTCGCGAAGCGACTGGAGAATCAGAAGCTGGAACAGCGCGCGCTCTTGGAAGCCGAGGCACAGTCAGCCCGAATCGAGTATTGGACCGAGATCCGGTCGCGGATGGACATTCTGAACTCAGCCGTCTTGACTACGACGCAAGCCGCTCATCGGTTAGCGGATCAGTTTGGGGGCGGCGAGCTGCACCTCAGACAAGTTGAGGCCGACATCAAGACGGAGTACCGGTCGTTGTTTAATGTGCTTCGTGTCGTGCTCGTTAGTAACCCAGCGTCAATATCGCCCACGGAGCGTATCCCGTATGCGCACTTGAACGTTAAGTTTCAGGACATCGATCTGGTTACTCTGGCGAATCAGGCTTGGCGTAAGCGACAACCCGACGTGCCGATCCAAGATAGCACGGCGATCTTGGCATCGCTCGCATCTCGCGTAACCTTGTCCGCGAAAACGGCCCAGGACCCATTTGTTCTGTTGGCGAAACCCTCGGCCAGCGGACGAGGCATCGCGCGTTCAGCGCCAGAAGAATCTGATCCTTCCGTGCGTAGGGCGCGTGACAGCGAGCGTCTTCGAGTCGGAATACAAGAGATAAACTCTTCAATTCAACGGGCTTGGGAGAAGTTCGCTGCCCATCAGCTACTTCAGGTATCCGCTGATTGACCGCTGCACTCCTGCCGTTAACTGTTGTTCCCGACACACGCGACCCTCCCCTTCCAGGCGTTTCGGACCACCTCGTCTTGGATCCACAGCACCCGCACCGTCGGACTGAACGTCATAAAGATGTCGCTCCAGCTCAGCCTTGTCACGAACCCCGCCTGCTGCGCGGACGTCGGCACTCCGCGGCCGAACTTCAGCGCTCCGTGCGGCCCCAGGAAGTTGTAGTAGCGGCGCAGCAGGTCGATCGGTCGCACGCGCGCGCGGTATTCCGGTTGCGAGAGCGAGCTGAATGCGGGAGTTCGGTGCGCAAGCGCCGCGCTCAGTGAGCTGAACGCCCAGGCGGCAAAGCACGACCTCGCGTGTCTTGTCGCGCGTGAAGAGCTGAAGCGTTCCGGCGGATCGAAACGCCCTCGTCGGAACATCAAGCCGGTGGAGTTGAGCAGCGACTTGCACTCGACTGCGAGCACCTCGTTTGTGCCGCCTGTGTAGGCAAGCACGTCGATCTCCCAGCGCGGCGCGGAAGGACTGCCGATCTCGCGCTTCTCCTCCCGCGGTCAGTTCGACAGCGCGTTTCCGCGTTCGAACCCGCTCTTGCCGTCACGCCGCAGCGCCTCCTTCGCCCGTGCTCGCTCGACCCGGTGCGTGAACGTCTTGTGCGGCAAACCCGCCCGGCGCGGACCGCGCGGACCACCACCGTAGTTCGGCGGGCGCGACGTCCAGTACTCCTTGTGATGATAGGGCTTCCCCGCCGGTCGTTCACCATAAGCCATCCGATCCGCTCCAGGCGGTCGCGGTCCCACGCGGGCGCGGGCGGCAGGTCCCCATGACGTGCCGCGCGTGCCTGACTCGGAGCCCCTACTCGCCTATCAGGGGCGAGAGCGCGGTGTGGGCTGAGCTGTTCATCTGCACGATGAGGATCGTCCATCCGGAGACAGGCTGCCGCAAGCACTTGGTTCGGACGAGCGAAGGCTGCTCGACCTCCGCCGAGCAGCCTCCCGCTGTCGAGCATCAACGGTCACGCCGCCATCTTGCGCTTGCGACCCGCCTTCGCCTCGGACTGGGCGGTCGAGGCGGCCACGACGACGCCGTCGACGGCACAGTGGCGGCGACGAAGGTGCGTGCCTCGGAGAACGCCGCCCGAAGCGTCGCGTCCTTCATCGCCCCGAGGGCATTGTCGAGCACGCGTGGGCGCGCTTCACGGCCCGACGGCACTTCCGCCCCTTGAGGTTTCTGGTGAGGTCAGCCGGCCGACTTCAGGTCGTCGAGCACTCTACCCGCCACGCATCCGCGTGTCGTCCGATCCCCTCAAAGGAGCGGCCGAAGCGCCGGAGTGAGCAACGGTCTTCAGGTGCTCTTAAATCGCGGGCGTTAAATGTCAGCTTGCTTGGGGCTCCTTGTCCTTTGATTGCACCAACGCCGGATCGATCGCTTCTCGATCAATCGGGCAGTCATCGGATTCGACCGGTCTCTTCACCCAGTCCGTTAGCGCCAAATGCTCGCGTTTCCAGGCGGGCCATTGGCTCATCTGCGTTTCCGCGTCTTGGATGATCTCCCAAGTAACGCGGATCGCGGCGTCAGTTAAGATAATCCTGATCTTCATGTGGATGACGTCTCCCACAATCCGGCTGAGGCGACAGCCGCCTCCAACTCTCTCTCAATGTAGATTGTGGGGATCAAGGGGACTCTGGGGGATGCAGAACTTGGTGACCACAGCTCAAGTGAACCATCCTCACCTTTACGCCTTAGCTCGTTGCCGTTTCCGAACTTCAGAGAAAATAGATCATAATAACGTCGAGGGCCAACTCCCTCGAATGGCTGAAACAGCACATGCTCGGCAATTCGAGAGCCACGGCCGTCCTCATCCAATTGAATCGCGTCACCGTGAAGATCGACCGCTTGGCTCTTTGGATAAGGCTCTATATAAACCACTCGCGAAATGCCGGCAGACACTACATGCTTCGCGCAGTTATGACATGGAAAGGTGGTCGAAAATAGGACGCAGCCTTGTGTTGATACTCCTGCTCGTGCACAAGAGAGCAATGCGTCCATTTCGGCATGAACCGCGCGGCCGAACTCCGTAATTTCGAACAGACGCGATGATTGGCAGGCGACCTCTATCTTCTGAGTTGCGTCGGAATCGCCCAGCGCGAGCGCAGCAACGACGCGCTTCGCGATATCGGACGCAATGTCTCTCCGATGGCGCTCGTTCGCGTCGTGACCTAGGACATAATCTCGGCGGTCGGCATTGCCCGGCCAGTAGGATCCTCCGTGCGCTCGTGGTACGTCATTGGCACCCGCACCAACTACTCCAGCATGGGGATGCCAAACAACTGCTCCGACTTGCCGAGAGAGGTCCGCGGATCTAACAGAGGAGGCGCATGCCATAAACATGGCGTGTTCATCCAAAGTAGGCGTTACGCGAAAATCACCGAATATTAGGCGCAGGAAACGGTCAATCTGCACCGCCGAATTGCTCTGGGAAATGAAAACATCGGCCATCCCGAAGGCCTCGCGGGTATGTTGGCCATACTTGTTCTTCTCGCCAGCATCTCGCTCAATCAATCCGTCGGCTTCGTTGACCGTTAACCCACGGTGCAGCAGCGTGCGACGGCGGCGGTCTTCTGAAGCATGTACCCCGACTAAGAAAAATGCAGGTCCGTAGATTCGGCGTAGTGCCTTTACTTCGGCTTCGTGTTTTAGTGAACGAATTAGATACAGGGTCTTCGGTGTCGGCGCATGATCAGGCCGTAAGCTGTGGATGTGAGAGGCTGCCCACAGCGCAAGTATGTCCGCACGCTCAGCCGTCTCGCGCACCCAGTTGCCGGCATCCATCAAGCGCATGATACGCTGGAATTCGGGCTTGGAGGGAATGTCAAAGCCGGTCTGCTCCCGATCCAGTTTCGAGATAGGGCCGCTCAGGTGCACATCGACGAGCCGATATCCGTAGCACCCGAGATTGTCCGCCATCTGACGGGCTACACCTTGGAGGTCAGCCCCCACCGGACCCACGAGCGCCACGACCAGCTCTGACCGAATGGGCTCGATGGCCGCAACGGCCGGCCTGCCAGCAGCCGGAAGATGCGCGACCTTCGCTGCCGGACTTTCAACATTCGCCGCGGAGGCAGGCGCCGTCGATGCTTGCTCGTCACGCATCCCTTCCACCCCCGTTCCGGATGCGCGGCGACGAACGGATAGGGGCACCGCAGCGACTCGCAAGCGCGATCCGGATCGATGCATCCCTTGCGCTGGCATGCGCGATGGGACTTTGCACCGCAACGCTCGGCAGACCTCGGGCCTGGGTTGGTACGAAATCGCGTCGTTGACTCCCGCCGAGCGGGCACTCGCGGGGGGGGCCGGAGGGAGCGGCCATAGGGAGCGTCGAGGATGCGCGCAAGGCAGAGGACGCGGATCCTCGGCACGGCGCGTCGGTTGGGACGGGCGGGACCCGCGGGGTGTACTGTTCATCCTCTTCCCGTTCAACTCCGAACTTGTGCGGCCCATCAGCCAGCGCCCCGGATGCTCGTTAGGTGGTTTCTCGGCGGTCCTTCCCTACGCATCGTGTTTCGTCGCAACTGATGCGCCGTCCGAGTCTCACCGGATCGAGGCTCCGAGACGGCGTGCTTCCTGCGCGGACCGACTCACAGTTGTTCGAAGTCGCCGACGCCATCGGCGCCCTCCCACGCATCTCACGCCGCGGCGCTCTTCCTCCGCTTCGCCGGCTTCCCGCCCGTCGACTCCGCCACCGCGACCCCCTCGATGGCGATGGCGGCCGACACGAGCGTGCGCGCCTCTTGGAACGCGGTCCGGAGCGTCGCGTCCGTCGTGGCGCCCAACGCCTTGTCGAGCGCCTTCGTCGCGGCGATGGCGAACTTCACCTCGGGCTTGGCGCGAGCGCGCTTGCGCTCGTCGCGGGCCTTGATGCATTCGATCTTCGCCTGGAGCTCCGCGATGCGGGCGTCGGCCGGGCGCTGCTGCTTCTTCGTGTCGGTCATGGTCGTTCGTTCCTGGCTTGCCCCCGGTTGTGGATCCGTCGCGCGTGTGGGGCCTTCGCGTACGGCGGTGTTCGTTTAGGAGGCGCGCGCCTCGAGGGACGGCGCCGGCTCGAGCGGCAGCGCCGGCAGCGCATCGAGCGCGGCCGCGACGTCGAGCAGCCGCGGGTCGCTGTAGACGGTGGTCATGTCCAAGCTCCCGTGGCGCATGGAGGCCTGCACCGTCTGCGGTCCGACGCCCGCGCGGTTGAGCAGCGAAGCGTGGCTGTGGCGCAGGGAGTGCACGCAGGCGGTCCGGCCGCGGTCGTCGCGCTTGGCGATGCCGGCCCACTTCAGGTCCTTGTTGAAGACCTTCACCTGGTTCTCGCTCAGCGCGAAGATCGGCCGGTCGGGCGGCGCGCCGGCCAGCCACGCGCGCAGGTCGGCCGCGAGGTCGGCGCGCAGCGGGATGGCCGAGCCGTTGCGGTTCTTCTCGAAGCGCGCGTCGAGCAGCAGGTGCGGGCGCGGGCCGTCGAGCACGGCGTCGCGCATGCGCAGGGAGGCGAGTTCACCGAGGCGCAGCCCCGTCAACACCAGCGTCTTCCACGCGAGAGCCCGTTCTCGTCCGAGCCGCTCGAGCTTCGCCACGGTCTCCGGTCGCAGGCTCGTGCCGGGCTGGCCCTTCCGCCACCCGCGCGGGTAGAGCTGAGCTTGGGCGAGAGGCCGACGCCGGGCCGCCTCGAGCAGCCGCACGATCTCGTCCCCCGTGAGTGCGCGCGGTTGCCGGCGCCGGTCGGCCTTCTCGTCCGCGAGCGGGATGCGCGCCAGCGGGTTCGCGAGCAGCCGCTCGTTGTCGATGGCCCAGTTGAGGAACCAGCGGATGGCGCACAGGTAGGTGTTGCGCGTCCGCGCGCTCCGCGTCCGGTTCGCGCCTTGCGTCAGCCACTTCTCCATCGGCTCGCGCTTCACGTCGGCCAGCGAGCGGAAGCGGCACTCGTCGAGCACGGTCGTCAGGAGGCGCTTTTGGGAGTGCACGTGCTTGGCCGTGCAGCCACGGGCGTTGAGCGAGGCGACGTACGCCTCGACGTGGCTTGCGACGGTCGTGCGGCGGTGGCTCGAGATAGCGTCCTGTTCGGGGGTCAGGACGCCCGCCTTGACCAGCTCGGCGCGCCGTTCGAGCTGCACAAGCACGGCACGCGCGGCCGCTTCCTCGCGGCAGCCGGTCGGGACGGTGCGCACGACGCCCTGCCCGTCGCGGTACCGCGCGAGATAGCGGTTCCCGACCTCGACGATCCGCTCGCCCTTGGCTTTCGCGGTGCGGAGCTTCCCCGCCTTCGACTTCCAGCGCGCGACGCCGTCGGTCACCACTGCGCCGGCCGGCATCGGGCGCGTCAGGCTGGGGCGGAAGACCGTGCCCACTACGCGACCCCTCGGGCCTCGGCCAAGATGTCGAGCAACACCGCCGCGACGGGCATGCCTATCAAGCGCGCAAGCTCGGCGACGCGCGCGTGGTCGAGCGCGCGGCCGGCGACGACGTCTTGGAAGAGCGCTTCGCGCAAGGTCGCGGCGTTCATCGCGCCTCCCTGTGCATCCGCGACATCATGCACCCGTGACACTCGACCGGTTTGCCGAGGGCGCGCTCCAGCGCCGTCGCCTCGCTCTTCGTGAGCGGACGGTAGTCGTCCAAGTAGTACGCGTCGGATCCAGGCGGCGGGCAGTCGTCGCGGCAGGCGATGCGGCCGTCCCGCGCGATGAAGAGCGTGGTCGTGGTTTCCATGACCACAACAGGGCTCAAACCGCGCACAGAAGGAGGAGCCTGTACGGCAGTTCGCGCGACGATCTTGCTCGTGATCTGTAACTCGCCGCGCATCGCGCCTGACGGGGCCTTTCTTGCCAGGAGTGGCCTCATCGCGAGTTCCTCCGCGGGCTGCCGCCCCCTTGCGCAATCCATGCCTCGATGGCTTCGCGGCTCCAGCGCAGGGCAGTCCCGATCCGGATGGCGGGCGGGAACTTCCCTGCATCGTGCTGTCGACGCACGGTGCGCGGCTCGACCTTGAACAGCGCCGCGACCTCTTCGAGCGTGAGCAGCTCGATCACGAGAGCTCCTCGAGGATCCGCTCGGTCACACACGCACGCGTCGCCTCGGACAGGGACGCGAACTCCAGGCCGCCGAAGGTCAGGCGCAGGTTGATGCCTCGGGGAAGTTCGACGTCGGCCTCGATCCGCAGCTCGTCCGCGTCGCTCCGCGTGATCAGCAGCGGCTCGACGTCCGCGCCGTCCACGCGCGCGACGACGACCGCGACGATGTCCGTGCCGGGGAGCGTCAGGGACTCGCACTCCACGAGGTCGACGGCGGTCACGCGGTCTCCCCCTCGTGCCCGCAGATCGCAGATCACCGCATCCTCGAACGCCGCGATCGCCGCCGATGAGTTGGAAGGCATGCGCCTCACGGGAGATGTCCTTCAGCGCGCAGGGCGTCGAAGACCTGGCGCTCGATGATCTCGCGATTGCCGCAGCCGAATGGCCGTACGAGCGGGTGTACAACGCCGTGGCGGTCCCGACGCTCAGGGAAGGACAGACGGAGTTCTCCAGCGCGCGTGCGACGCACCGCCACGCCATCGAGGAGTAGGCCGCGATTTAGGACGCACCTCACATGACCGAGCAATCCGGCCTCGATGTCGGCTGCGTGCGCCCGGCGGAAACTCACCTGGGAGATTTCGAGGACCATGGTCAGCGGCCCTCCGTTGCGCCGCTGCTTACCCCGTCGTCCTCGGCGTCATCGATGTGCTCGTCACCCGGAGGGACTGGGGGGTATGGGGGGATGCCGTCCGTTCCCTCATGCGCGTGCGCGTGAGCGCGCTCCCGCGCGTTAGCAAGAGGATCCGGAGTCTCGGTTTCCCCGCGTGGGGGGTTGGGTGATCCCCCCATACCCCCCATTTCTGCGAGCACGACCCACTTCGCGACGCCCTGAGCATGGTTGGGGCTCTCGAACCGCAGCCCGTTCACAATCCGGCCGCGGTGTTGGCGCAGGAACACGCCGATCGCTCGCGCGTCGTACCCCTCGCGTCCGTAGCCGGCGAGTTCGGTGAGCGCTTCGGCCAGATCACCTTCAGGATGCTGCCGCGCGAACACGATCGCCTTCGAGACCGACTTCGCCTTGTTCCCGAACGTCTCACGCCAGGCGTGGGTCAAGGCACGCAGACCCGAGAGGACGGGGTCCTGTGTGCGCAGGCGGGCAGCTCCCTCGAGCGGGTCCTGCATGCCCAGCCACACGAGCGGTTCACGAACGAAGGCGCTCCACTTCTCGAAGCGACCGAAAACCGGCAGACCCCGATCGGGCCGACCCGCGACCACGAACGCCCGCATGATCGTGAGCGCCGCTCGAACAAGCTGCGGGCGCTGAGCGAGGAGTTGCTCGCGCAGGTCCCCTTCGAACTTGCGCGCCTCGGGGGCCTCGCACTTAGCATCGAGGTCGCACAGGACAACGCGTGTGATCAGATCGCCCTTGATTACGAGGTTGTTCCCGGTCGCGAGCCACAAGGTCTTCGAGGGCAGCTTGACGACCTTCGAGAGTCCCAAGACGCGACCCTGGTAGGTGCGTCCCGTGGTAACAGCGCAATAGTCCGGTCCTTCGAGGGGGCGCTCGATGTTGTCCACGCAGGCGACGAGGTCGCCCTGGAGCAGCACTGAGAAGATGCGCTTCTGATCCTCGCCCGTGTCGTGGCCCTGCGTCATCAGCGCGCAGGTACGGCCGGTCGCGATCAGCGAAATCGCATCCGCGAGCAGCGACTTGCCGGTGCTCATCGTCCGCGCGTCGAAGAGGAACATCGGAGCGGTCGGGATCGAGCGCCGGACCAGCGCGGTCAGAATCGCCGCGAGCAGCGCGGAGCGGTCGCACGGGGAGACGAAGGGGAAATGCACGAAGGGGGCATTCAGGATCGCGAGCGCTTCGACGGCCTCCTCGCGCGAAGGGTTCGGAGGGATCGAGCCAAACTCGAACCCTGCGGTGTCGAGGAACAGCCGGCTGACCTCGTCGTAGCCTTGGCGATCGAGGATCGAGCCGTCGTTGCGCAGCGTGGGGGCTTCAACAAAACCCAGAAGCGGCGGAAATCGCCAGTTGCCGACGTCGGCGAGCAGAGACGCCGCGAGCGCTTTGGGCGGGTCGACTCGCGCAAGTTCGCCACCGCGCCTGCGCATCTGCCACTCTGCGAGTTCAGCGAGTCGCAGGAGGAGGTAGGGCTCGTCCAGCGTGTGCAGGCAGATGGCTCCACCTGGACGCTTGACCGCCTCGACTTCCTCGGCGTCAGAAACCCGGATCAGTCGCGCGAGCAGGCGGTCGCGTTGGAACACTTGCGGGGGCCGGACACCGAGTAGCAGGTCCTGTGCAGATCGCACGGCCTCGGGCAGCTCGCCGGGACGAATCTCTATCCGCGCGACACGACCGGCCGACGGCATCACGGCCTTGGCGATTGTCATCTCGCCGAACGTGCCGGTGCCGTGCGGCTCGTCCCACTTGGGGCGCATGCGCTTCGACTTACGAAAGAGCCGGTCGACCGCCCGTGCGTCTCCATGGGTCCAGAACGACAGGATCGAACACAGGGCCAAGTCGCCTTCACTCGTCGAGGGATGACCCGTGGTCTCGCCATTCCACAGGGCGCTGAACTTCGCGCCGTTCTTGGCCCGGGCGGCCCGTTCGAGGACGCGCTCGTCGGCATCCACCTTCGGCTGCTGGGTGGCCGAAGCAGGCGCCGCGAAGATGCGGGTGTGGACCGCGTCGATCTCCGCCTGTCGGTTCTCGATCGTCGCGGGCGTGCCGGCCACCCGCTGGCCCGTGACGGTGAAGAAGCGGCCCGTCTCGTAGATCTCGACGTTGCCCTTCTTCCGACCCCGGTCGGGAAGTACGCCGCGAACGAGGATGTGAAGTCCCGTGCCGCTCGGCGAGAGCTCGGTGTAGCTGGACAGCTCCGTGACGATCTGCTGAGCCCAGGGCTCGATCTCGCCGGACTTGGGGTCACGGCACTTGTCCAGGTCGACGCCGCAGATCCCGTCGCCGTTGAACACGAAGCCGACGCCCGCCAAGTTGTCCACCTGCGCCCGCAGGTGCGCGCGCGCAATGGGTGCCCAGGTCTTGGGATCCGTCGAGCTGGCGTTCTTCCCCGTCCAGGGGTCGATCGGAATCTTGCCGTGCTTGTCGCCCGGTTTCTTGGGAGGTGTCAGCCGAAAGGCGACCCAGCGAGGGAGACGAAGGAGTTCGTGCGGGACCTCTTCCGTGCGCGAGAGGCAACGAACCTCGTCCGAGGCTGAAGACGAGGGAGAGCTGGAATTGCGAGCATCGGCGCTCACAGAGGTTCCCCCTTCTTCGAGGTCGACGCGGCCTGCGCGGCACGTTCAGCGAGCGCACGCTCGACCGCCTCTGCATGGAACAGGAGCTGGCGGCCAGCACGAAGGTGGGGAAGTCGTCCGGCTTCGCACTCCTGACGGAACCACTGTGCGGACACGTGCGTGCGGCGAACGAGTTCTCGGAGAGTCAGCAGCGGGCTGGGGTCGGACATGCCGGTCAGCTTGCGCAGCCCACCTGTCCTGGAACCGGCCGCCAGGGCGTCCTTCTCGCGGAACTCGAAGACCGGTTGGCGGCCGTTATCCGCGCGGATCGTTCAAGTGGAGAGCCCAGTAGCCACGCGATCCAGGCCGCAACACGCTGTGAAGCGCCGAGCTACCAGAGAAGCACTTCGCAACACGGAAGTCGCTCGCAGCGGATCCGGCCTTCTCACGCAGCACCTCGATGTGCAGGCCGCAGCCATCCTTGCAGCCGCTCTGCTTCCACGACTCGGCCAGCGCGCAGATCACCGCACGCTGCAAGCTCGTCGTGAACGTGTACGTCTCGCCGTGCACGCGAACCCAAGAGTAGTCGTGCGCAAAGACAGGCTTTGTGGGAGCAACCGCAGAGGGCGTGGTCGGTGAGGGCGGGGCCGCTTCCGCCGAGGTCGCCGCGCCCTGAGCACACCCGTGCTCCCACACTGTCGCCGCAACGTCGGAGGGAGTCTGCCCGGTTTCATCGCAGGCCGCTGCGATCGCGACGAGCTTTTCGCCCAACGCAGCCGTCGCGATGTCGAACCACTCCGCGAGCACACCGACTTCTCCATCATCCGCCGCGGCAATCGCCTCGAGGGTCGCGATGCTGGCCTTCACCGCCGTGTCACTGCCTTCCGCCTCGTAGAGGTCCACGAACAGCTCGCGCATGAGTTGCCGGTGGCGCCGCCTGGCCTCGAGCCCGTTCGAGGGGAGCGGAGCTACGAAGACTGAACGGACCGAATGGCCGAGCGTGGCCTCGAGCTTCCGAACCGCGGCGATGGCAGGCACGATGAGCGTGCGGACCCAGGCAGAGACGTCTGCTCCGGGGGAAAGGCGGTCGGGCGAGGGTTGAGGACGGCGAGGAATTCGATGGGTGCAGTCGCTGAGCGCCTTCAACGGCAGATGAAATTCGGCGTCTAGTTTTTGCCGCACTTCCTGTCGAGCGAGCGTTTCCGTCCGCGCGAGATCGTTGTCGCGCAGGAACTGGAGCGCGCAAGGATGCAGAGAGGCACCGGCGTCGGTGCGTTTCGTGCGCGGACTCATCGAAGTCTGCTCGAGTTCAGGCTGCACCGGACTGATGAAGCCAGCGCGGTGCGGCTCCTTGACGGACTTCGCGGGTTGTGACCGCTGCTTCTTGGCTCGGGCCGGCGCGCGTTTCGGGTCGATCGACATGCTGATGAAGCTCCTGTAGATACGGAGGGACGAAGGAGAGCCGCGCCATGCCCTCGTCCGGAACGCTAGGGGTTCGACAGGCCCTCTTCCATGCCTTCCCAGCACTTACAGGTGCTCAGATGAACTCCAGGCGGCCGGCCCCGGGCCTGCGAAGCCGCGCGAGGACCAGGCTGAAAAGCACGGGAAGCCGACACGCCTTGTGCCGGCTTCCCCTTGAAGGTCTCGCCCGCCTCCCCGCACGCCGCCCGAGAGAGTGGTGCAGCGCGCGGTAATAGGTGGTCGGTGGGCGAGATGCCCAAGCCTACTCGACGATTCGCAGCCCTCCATGCAGTCCCGCCCTGTTCCTACCCGTACCTCGCGAGGTAGCGCTGCGCCGCACCCCAGTTGTTGAACGAGGCGAACTCGATCGGTGCCGGTGCCGAGCGCACGCGCCACGCAGCGAGCGCAAGCGACACCACCATGTCGTCGTGAAACCCCGACGGCGCTGACGTGCGCACGGCACCGAGATCGGTCACGGTGTATTCGAAGGCCTCCAGTTCATCGACCAACGCGGGACACACCTCCACGCGCGGCAATGTGATGAGCTGGCGCTCGAACTGGATCGACAGATGATCGATCAGCGCAGCCTTCGACTTCGAGGTGAACGCGTACGGCTCCGCATTCACTCCCGCGCGACACAGCGACTCATAGACCGGCTCGCCCGCTCCCGTCGAGTCCACCAGGATGCTCGCTCGCCCGTAGCGCTCGAGCGCGGCTCGGATCCTGTTGACTTGAAGGCCCCAATCCAGACGATGAAAACGATCGACGAAAACGACCTCGTAGCGGCGGTTCATGATCGTCAGCACGGTGTAGTCCTCGACCTTGGCGAGATCGAGGCCGCCGAAGTACTGCTCGCCAGCACGCGGTTCGACGAACTCGCCCTTGGCTGCTTCGCGCACGTAGCGGAACACGGCACCCGAGCCTTCGAGGAACTCCGCGCCGAACTCTTGGCGGAACACGCGTTCGGGCAGTAGAGAGCGTTGACGCTCGATCAACTCAGGGTCGAGGACGGGGTTCGAGATCGAAGGCTGGTTCCAGCTCTCGAAGTCGGGATCGCGATCGGGTCCGCGGCCACGTCGCCACAGGTCAAAAAACCAGCCCTTCCCGCGCGGCGTCGAGATCAGAAGCGCCCAGCCGTGCTTGTCAATCAAGCGCTGCGCGATGTGGCTCTGCCAGATGCCGGGCTTCAGCCGCGAAGCCTCATCGATCACGACCCAATCCAAACCCTCACCCAAGAGCGACACCGGGTTGTCGGCCGACTTGCAGCGGATCTCCGACACGCCGCCGCTCATGTTGCGGATCACGAGCGCGTGATCCTGCTGCCGCAGGCTGATCAACCGATGCGGCATCTTGGTCATCAGGAAGTACACGATCTCGTTGAACGTGCGCTCGGCCAGGTCGTAGGTCGGCGCCACGACCCAGCCGATGGAGCGCTCGCGCGGCTCGAGTGCTGCGGCCAGCCCCTCCATCGCGGCGACGCGCGTCTTCCCCCAGCGCACGCCGCACGCGACGACGCGTCTGGGTGCAGTCGAGAGATGCACCTCGAGCTGGCCGGGGTGCGGCTTGTGCTCGAGGTAGTCGAAGAGGGCGAGCTTGTTGAACCGCCTACGCATCTGCTTCGTCATCGCTGTCCTCCTCGTCGCGATCGTCCGCGTCTTCGTCCTCGCCCGTGTCCGCGTCCACCAGGACCGGCTGCATGATCTGCTCGTACTCGCCCTTGATCAGCACCTCGACGCTGGTGGCGCCGCGCTCTGTCACTTCGCCGGCGACGAGCCGTTCGAGCTTGATCACGGCCTCCGCGGCGCGGAGCCCCTCCATGCCGGAAGTGAGCGGGAACTCCTGCAACGCCTTCACCGCGCGGCTCGCCATCGCGCGCAGCATCTTCGTGTGCCGCAGGCGCATCTGTTCGATGCTCTCGACGAGCTTCTCGTCGACGCGCGTCTGTGCCTCGCGTTCGATCTTCTCCAGGCGCTCGCTCCATCGCTCGCGCGCGGCGGCCTTCGTGATGGCGCGCTTGGTGACGTGGAAGTGCGAGGCGACAACCTCGTACGACCGGTCGTTGCCGAGGCCGACATAGAACTCGAACGCTCCGATCGGGATGCGCGAGCTCACGACGTCACCCCCGCGGCGCCGCGCTGCGTGCGCGCGGCATCGAAGCTTTGGCCGCTGCCCTCAAGGGTCGCCACCTGGCCCGTCAGCCGCTGCCAGCGGTCGACGATCACGTCGCTGTAGAGCATGTCCAGCTCGCACAGGTACGCGTTGCGCCCGGTCTGCTCGCAGGCGATCAGCGTCGAGCCCGAGCCACCGAAGAGATCGAGCACGTTCTCGCCGGGTCGCGAGCTGTACTGGATGGCGCGCGCGGCGAGTTCGACGGGTTTCTCCGTTAAATGGACCATGTACGTGTGGTTGAGCTTCTTGATCTCCCACAGGTCCGTCGCGTTGTTCGGCCCGAAGAACTCGTGCGCGGCGCCTTCCTTCCAACCATAAAATGCCTGCTCGCACGCACCCATGAAGTCCTTGCGCGTGAGGACGGGGTGGAGCTTGTTCCAGATGACGGTCTGGCTGAAGTACAGGCCGCACTCCTTCAACGCGCTCGGGTAGTTGGCGAGGTTCGCGTAGCCGCCCCAGATGTAGAACGTACGCCCCGGGAGCAGCACGCGCGCCGCGTTGCCGAACCACGCGCGCAGCAAGCGATTGAACTCGTCCTCACTGATGAAGTCGTTCGCGAGCGGGCGATCCTTCGGGCGCAACTTGTCGTGCGTCGCCTTCGCCTTCTCGGGATGGCGCGCGAGGTCGAGCCCCTGGTGGTGCGTGTTCGTGAACGACGACAGCCCTGCCGCGATCGCGTTGTTCGAGCGCGGCTCGACCTTGACGTTGTAGGGTGGATCCATGTTCACGAGATGGATCGGTTCGCCAGCGAGCAGCCGATCGACATCCGCGGGGATCGAGCTGTCTCCACACAGGAGCCGGTGACGGCCCAGCACCCACAGGTCGCCCGTGCGCGTCGTGGCCGCGTCGGGGAGCCCGGGGACGTCGTCCTCGTTCACCTCGATCGGAGACTCGGCCAGGATCTGGTCGAGCACGTCCTGCATCTCGTCCTCGCTGTAGCCGACGCCAGCGAGTTCGTGCTCAGCGTCCAGGCTCTCCAGCAGACGCCCGAGCGCGGGCAGGTCCCATTCGGCCAGCTCGGCCGTGCGGTTCAGTGCGATGCCGAGCGCCGTCGCCTGCGTCTCGCTGAGATCGAGCTCAACGACATCGGCGTGAGTCCAGCCCAGGGAGCGCATCGCCACCAGCCGGCCGTTGCCGCCCACGACGCGCCCGCTGGAGCGCTGCACGACCAGGGGCTCCGCCTGGCCGAAGCGCGCGAGCGACGCCTGGATCGCTTCCAGGTTGCGCTCGCCGTGCAGGCGCGCGTTCGCGGGGTCCACGTGCAGGTCCGCGAGGGCGACGCGGCGGATGATGAGAGTGTCCAAGTCGAAGCTCCGTGATCCCTGGGGATCGGTGGGAGCGGCCGGACTTGGAATGAAGACTTAGAGGGCTTCGGCCGCGGGTTGAGTTGTTCGTCCGAGATAGCAAGTCGCGTGCATCACCTCAATGGCGAGGCACCCAAAGTGCTCAAAAGAGACTCCTGAAGGCGTCTAATCGCGGGGAACGCCTGGTGTACCAATGGGGAACTCACCAAAGGGAAGTTCCCCAAGAAGCAGCACTCGCGAAGCAAAGTTCCCCGACAAAATGGCAGTTTCCGGCCTTCTAGATAGCGCCAGGGCCGCTTTCACCAGTTGCGCTCAGTTCAAATGGGCCGATTCCGGTGTACCTACGGGGAACCAAAGGGGACCGTTTTGGGGCACTTGGAGGCTCATTCGGCCATTCTGGCGGTCGGTTCTTCGCGCCAACGGGGACCCAGCGGGGAACTTCGAGGGTCCGATTCCCTTCAGAATGGGGCGCTGGATCGGCCAGCGGGCTAGTCAGGGCCGGGGAGTCGCATTCGAGGCGGAATGCCAGCTCCCCGGTGACAGGTCACCCGGCAGCGAGCGCCGCCCGGATCCGCGACGCCGAAGGCCGCACGTAGCGCATGGTCGAGGCCGGCGTCTTGTGCGTCAGCGCCGCCGCGACGAGCAGCACGTCGCCGCAGGCCTCGTAGGCGCGCTCGGCGAACGCGTGGCGGAACTGGTGGGGCGAGGCGCGCTTCGCGAGGCCCGCCCGGTCGCACCACTCCGCCAGGCGACGGGCGGCTTGGCGCGTCGTCAGCCTCCCGCCGGCCTCGGTCGGGAAGAGCGGCCCGCTGGTCCGTACGCCGACGTACGGCTTCAGCACGGCGACGAGGTCGGGCATCAATTGGATGACGTCCTCGCCGCCGTTCTTCAGGCGACGCAAGCGCGCCTCTCCCGCGTCCAGGTCGAGGTCCTCGACGTCGAGGCCCACCGCGGAGCCGATGCGCGTCCCCGCGCGCAGGAGCGTCAGGATCAATGCGCGGTCGCGCAGCTCGACCGGCGTACGCGCCCCGTCGAGTGCGCGCAGCAGGACCTCGATGTCCGACTCCGAGATCGCACGTGGCCGCGTCGGCGCAACTCGTGCGCGTCGCAGGAGCCTTGCCGGGTTCGTCGGCGCAAGCCGCGCGTTCGCGAGGAAGGCGAACAGCGACCTCGCGCTCGACCTCAGCGCGTTCGCGCTCGACGCCCGCCGTGGTCGGCCATCGAAGGTGTTCTTCACGGTCGGCGACACGAAGACGCGCGCGATGTCCTCCGACTTGATCCGATCGACCGGTGGGTCGGCGAGCGCAGCAACGATCAAGCGGCCGTGGCGACGCGCCTGCGCGATGGAGTGCGGACTGCGTCCATCGGCTTCGAGTTGGACGAGGTACTGGCAGAGAGCTTCCGAGAGACGCATGGGGAACCTTGGACGGGGAACGTGGACGGACCCCCATGCAGGCTCATCTCGGCCCACTCAGGAAGCAGGATTCCCCGGCATCTCGGGCGGTTCGTCCGGCGACCCGATGATCCGGATGATGCGCGGCTCGCCTTCCGTGCCGTCGCGGTTCAGCGGGACGATCGTCTCCCCGTCGGCATCCACGGGCCGCTCGCATGCAGGGCACGTGCCAAGGTCGTCCAGGCCCTCGAAAAGAACGAGCGTACGGTTGCCGCGCTTGGGCCCGTGGCAAACGTCGCACGGGATGATCGGCACGCCCACGAACTCGGCCAGGTACTGCGCGCGAAACACATCCGCCGGAAGTCGCTTGCGCTCGGCCTCGATCAACTCCTGGTCGATCCTCGGGTTCGCGGACGTGGGGAACGACCACGCCGCGTAGACCGGGTCCGTCTTGGCGCGCTTGAACTCGTCGTAGAACCACCCGCCACCATCGGGCGTGCTGAGCAGCAGCGCGGAGCCATCGCAGTCGATCAGTCGAGGCGCGAGGTGCTCCGTCCAGACGCGCTCGTGGATCTGCGCCGACTCGTCAACGATCAGCGCGTCCGCCGAATCGCCGAGCAACCCCACCGGTCGATCGGCGGACCGCGCGCGCAGCACCGTCTCCCCGCCCCCGAGGTTCGCAATCGTGATCGATCGATCCTTCGCGTCGAGCTTCACGACGCGGTGCGGCAGGTGGGTCTGGAGCGTCATGACCACCCGCTCCGCGATGCGCTTGGTCAGCTCGTACGTCGGCGCGACGAGCCAGATCATCGCTCGTTCGCGCGGATAGAGCAGCTCGGCGATCGTTTCGTGCGCAGCGAGGACGCTCTTCCCCCACCGCGTACCGCACGCAACCACGCGTCGCTTCGATCGTGACTCGTGGACGACGAGCTGCGTCTCGTGTGGCACGTAGCCGAGGTGCTGGAACAGCGCGAGCTTGCGCAAGCCGAGTTCAGGTCGCTTCGTCGAGGTCATCGGTCAGATCTTCCTCGGCGGCGAGATCCCCGTCGGGGAACAACGAGCCCGTCACGAACGTCTCCACTTCGCGTCGTGTGAGGGCCTGGACGGATACGGTGCGGTTTTCGGTGCTCTCGCCCAGCACCGTGCGCTCCAGCTTCACGCCATCGACGAGTGCGCGCGAGGCATCCCGCGCGGAGTCGAACGTGTGCGACTGAAGCCCTTGGACGGCCTTGCCCTGCACGAACTTGGCGAGCTTGAGATGTCGCTCGTACGCCTCGGCGCGCATGTCCGTGATCTTCTTGTCGGCTTCGCGGCGGGCCTCGGCCTCGATCATCTTGAGGCGCGCGAGCCACTCGTAGTCGATCGCGATGCGCGTGATCGTGTTCTTCTGAACTCCGTAGTGATCCGCGACCCTCTGGTAGCTGCGCGTGTCGCCGAGGGAGCAGTAGTACTGGAACAGATCTTGTCGATCAGCGGGCGGGTGATTCACCACGGCGCTCCTCCTTCACGTCGCCGAACGAACGACCGTCGAGCGTCGCAATCTGCCCAGTCAGCTTTTGGAAGCGATCCACGATCACGTCGCAATACAACGTGTCGAGTTCGCACAAGTACGCGTTGCGCCCCGTCTGCTCGCACGCGACGAGCGTCGAGCCCGACCCACCGAAGAGGTCGAGCACGTTCTCGCCGGGGCGCGACGAGTACTGGATGGCGCGAGCGGCGAGTTCGACGGGTTTTTCGGTTAAATGGACTGACTTCGTGTGATGGAGCTTCTTGATCTCCCACAGATCGGTCGCGTTGTTCGGGCCGAAGAACTCGTGCGCCGCGCCTTCCTTCCAGCCGTAGAACGCTTGCTCGCACGCACCCATGAAGTCCTTGCGCGTCAGCACCGGGTGGAGCTTGTTCCAGATGACCGTCTGGCTGAAGTAGAGACCGCACTCCTTCAGCGCGCTCGGGTAGTTCGCGAGGTTCGCGTACCCACCCCAGATGTAGAAGCCGCGCCCTGGCAACAACACGCGCGACGCGTTGCCGAACCACGCGCGGAGCAAGCGATCGAACTCCGCGTCGTCGATGAAGTCGTTCGCCAGCGGTCGATCCTTCGGGCGCAGCTTGTCGTGCGTCGCCTTCGCCTTCTCGGGATGGCGCGCGAGATCGAACTTCTGGTGGTGGAAGGACGAGAGCCCCGCAGCGATCGCGTTGTTCGATCGCGGCTCGACCTTCACGTTGTACGGCGGGTCCATGTTCACCAAGTGGATCGATGCGCCCGCGACCAGCACGTCCACGTCCGCCGCGAGCGAGCTGTCGCCGCACAGCAAGCGATGCCGCCCGAGCACCCACACGTCGCCCGTCCGCGTCGTGGCCTCGTCGGGAGGATCCGGCACGTCGTCCTCGTTCACGCCGATCGCCTGCCCAGCGAGCAGCGAGTCGAGCACCTCTTGGAGTTCGTCTGGATTGAAGCCGACGCCGTCGAGGTCGGGCAGCGATTGCAGGAGCGCCCCGAGGCTCGGGAGGTCCCACTCGGCCAGCTCGGCCGTCCGGTTCAACGCGATGCCGAGCGCAGTCGCCTGCGTCTCGGACACATCGAGTTCGACCACGTTCGCGTGCGTCCAGCCCAACGCGCGCATCGCCGTCAGGCGACCGTTGCCGCCGATCACGCGCTTCGTTGTGTGATGAACGACCAGCGGCTCGACCTGGCCGAAGGTCGCGAGCGACGCGCGGATGGCGTCGAGGTTGCGGTCGCCGTGTAGACGGGCGTTCGCGGGGTCAGCGTGAAGGGCGTCGAGAGGGACGCGGGTGATGTCCAAGCGAGGGCTCCAGAAGGAGCGGCCGGGGCTTGGACGGAGGACGAGGACGGAGAGGCCGCGAGGTACGAGCGGAGTCTAGCAGATCCGCACCCCCATTGAAGGTGTGGCGGGCACGTCGTTCGCCTTGAACGTCAGGCCGCGGCGCTCACGCCATTTCTTCGCGTCGGTTCATGCACGCGTCGTCGCGTTCAGATTCGAGGTGTACAGGCGGGCGTGCCGTCAGGGCGATCGCATCTTCCGCTAGCAAGATGCACCGAGAACTTGCATGAGGAAATCGTTGTCCCAGCCAGCGCGTAGCCGACGAATCTTGATGCCGACCTTGGTGCCTTTGACGTGCTTGAGCAGGTTGAGCGCTGCGTGACGTAGTACGGCGAAGTTCTCGGCGGCATTGCCGGCTCTCACGCGGCAGTCGTCCTCTCGAAACGCAACGTCGAGGACCCAATGAAGTTGGTTCTCGATGCCCCAGTGCGAGCGAACGGTTTCAAGGTACCCGTTCACGGGTCGGGAACCGTGAACCAGCGTTTCAGCCTTGTTTTCAAGGAGTATTCGTGCGTACAGGCCTCCGGGGTTGAACCCGTCGGCTCTTTTCCGGGGAGGCCTTGGCGCTCGTCAACCATGCAGAAAACAGCTTGGAATCGTGGTGTTTCAGGCTGCGTGACATGACTATTGCCTGTCCGACCCGTGAACAGGTACGTTTCAAGCGCCTTGGCCGCTGACAAGCCCTTGCATGAGCTGATGACGTAGCGCTGTTCAGTCGATGTCTTGCCACCGACAGTCCGGTCGACTTCGATGAGAGCGATGCTGCGCAGGCCTGTCCATTGATCGACCTGGGACATCCCGTCGAGCGCGCTGGTGGTCCAGCAGCGGCGCGCTTCGACTCGACCATGCCCCTTGTCATGCGTTTCGAAGTAATCCATCGTGGCCAGGATGGCCGGGTCTGTGCGGGCGGCGTCGAACACCTGGACGAGATCGGCGCGAAGCTTGGGCTGATTGTCCTTGACCGCAAGACAGTATTCGGCGCCCCCGGCAATAATTGCGGTCGCGATGTCCTTCTGACAGCCCATGGCGTCAATCGTCACGATGCAACCCTTGAGACTCAGCAGCCCGAGGAGTTCTGGAATCGCCGTGATCTCGTTCGACTTTTCATCTGTCTTGATCTGCCCGAGCACCACGCGATTGCGAGTAGCCCAAGCACTGACCATGTGTACGAAGACACCGCTGCCTGCGGTGCGGAACGAGCGCCGCAGCGTCTTGCCGTCGATGGCCACGTACCCGTTCAC